GTTTTTTGAACAAATAAAAATGATTCAAAAGGTGCTAAACCAATTTAATGTTAAAGACTTATAATGCCTAGAAAGAAAAAATCAAACCACTACTTTACTCAAGAAACAGAAGATGCTATTGTAGCATATAATGCTGCTGAAACGTTTGATGAGAAAAATAAAATTTATCATGAGCGTATTCATTATGCTTTTTATAAATTAACAGAAAATATTATTCATACTTTTAAATTTTATTACACAGAAGTAGATAATATTGAAGATTTACAATTTGAAGTTATTTCATTTTTGTTAAGTAAAATTCATTTATTTAATCCTGCTAAAGGGGCTAAAGCATATTCTTATTTTGGAACTATTGCTAAACGTTATTTAATACTTTCAAACCAAAAAAACTATAAAAAAAGAATTGAAACCGCACCTGTCTCAGTAGTTGAAGAAGATGAAAATCATTCTTATGAATTAGAAGAAGGAGCTAATATTGAAAAATTATCATTTTATATAGATGAATATACAGAGTATTGTACTCAAAATATATTTGATTTATTCCCTAAAGGTGATGATGCTCAAGTAGCAGATGCTATTCTAGAATTATTTCGTAAAAGAGAAGATATAAATGTTTTTAATAAAAAAGCACTTTACATTTATATTCGTGAACAAATTGATGTTAAAACACCTAAAATTACTAAAATAGCTAATCAACTATATGATATTTTTAGGGAAGAATATGTATTTTATTTAGATAATGGATATACAAGGTTTTGATTTTAATATTTATAATCAAAACTTATGAGCGGATTAGATTCTAAAGTATTCAAAAAGAAAAAATTCTCTGATATTTTAGAGGAAATTTATGATAATCAAAAGAAAAAAGAAGCACAAATTTCTGCTTTAATTGGAGAATTAAAACCCCTTATTAATGATATAGGTGATGCTACTTTAATAGTTCCTTTAATTAAGGAATATATGGAAATTGGTGTCAAAAATGATGAACAACTAATTAAAATGGCCACAATTGTTCAACGTGCTTTACAAGTACAAGCCCAAACAGGTGGTAATGAATTAGCATTCTCAGAAGAAGAAAAAGCACAATTGTTTGATTTAGCTAAAAATGTAGCTGAGAAAAAATGAGTATTGAAGGTTCTGAAAATATAACCAATCAGTTTAAAGCCCAAGGTAGTAATAAAAAAGGCTACCCTGGTTCTTTTATTTTCACAGCCCGTGTTAATAACGTTATATTAAATGAAGATGATAATGGTTGGGCGGACAATGGAGAATATGCTAGTATTGGTTATATAAACTTTAGTGACCCTACTATTAATAATGCTACCGCTACTAACTTAGCAAAACCATTATTTCCAAACCAAAAATATTATCCTGTTTTAAATGAAATGGTTTACATTATTGGTATACCATCTCTTGGGGTAAATGAAGATCCAACATTGGTAGAATTTTATTATTTTCAAGCAGTAAATGTTTGGAATAGTAATCACCATAATGCTTTACCTGATGAAATCTTTACTTACCAACAACCAGAATCTCAACAACAAGACTATCCAACAGTTGGATTAGGTGCTGTTAGAAGAGTAAGTGATGAGAGTACAGAAATAAATCTTGGTAAAACATTTTTTGAAAGACCAAATATTAGAACACTCCAACCTTATGAAGGTGATTATATTTTAGAAGGCAGATGGGGTAATAGTATTAGATTTGGTTCTACAGTAGCTGATACAACTCCTAAAAATACTTGGTCTGACTCTGGTCTTAATGGAGATCCTATTGTTATTATAAGAAATGGTCAATATGAAAATGATCAAGATCCTTGGGTACCTATTGTTGAAAATATAAACCAAGATTCAGGTTCAATTTATTTAACATCTACCCAAAAAATAAATCTTACTCCATCTTTATCAGTAAATGCCTCTGGATCTACTTATAATAGTTATCCAACAAAAACAAAACCAAAAGCTATTAATGAGTATATTGAACCTCAAGTTATAATAAATTCAAACCGACTAGTATTTAATACTAATAAAGATCACTTACTATTATCATCTATAAAATCAGTTGGTTTAAATGCTGTTGAAAGTGTAAATATTGACACTCCTAAAACTATAATACAATCTAATGAGGTTTATTTAGGAGGTAAAAATGCTACTGAACCTGTTTTAAAAGGAGACGAAACAATCAAAATTTTAGTTAATCTAGTAGATGAATTAACTGCTCTTTATTCTGTTTTATCAACATTAACTGGAGCAATAGATCCTGCAGCAAAAGCAGTAGGCACATATGCTGTTAATTCATCAACTACATTACAAACATTAACTCGAATAAAAACAGATTTGTTAACAAAAACAAAATCTAATATAAGTAAAACTCTATAATGTCTACTAAAGAAGCAAAAATAATTATAGATTCTATTCCTAAAGACTCTAAAGAAAAGGGATTACAGAAGTTATCTACTTTTTTCCTTAAAAAGGGAGGTGAAATAAAAACACAAGTAGAACCAAAACTTCAAGAAATTAAATCCCAACTAGAATCACCAGGTGAAGGTGTTTGCTTATCTGAAAACCAATTAAATACAGTAATAAATTTAAGAAATAACATTGTTGATAAATTAAATTCTATTAGTAATGTTTTAAATTATATAACTATTACTTTAGGGATATCATCTAGTTTATTTGGATTAATTATTAATTCAATAGGTGTTCTTAGAGCTGCTAAAATAGCTTTAAACCAGTCTGCTAAAGCTTTACCAGTACCTCCTGGTCCTCTTGTATCTGGTATTATTGATGTATCTGATGCTATAGATGCTGTTACTTATGATAACTTAGGTCAATCAAAATTATCTCCCAAAAAGAAAGAACTTGATTCATTTTCAATACCATTAGCTCTAGTATCAGGGTATATTTCTACAGCTATTACTTTATTAAATTCAGTTGATGACCTTATAAAACAATGCCAACCAGATGCTGACCTAAATGAAACAGATAATAATTTGATTCAAATAGCTAATTCTTTACAACAACAAGAACAACAAGTAGCTTCTCAATTATATAAAGGATTTATTTTAGAAATTGAAACTGAAGACCCACCTCAATATTCTGAATTACCTAGAAGAAGAGCTATAGCTAAAAATAGACAAGGTATAACATTACTAAATACAGAATATTCTTTTACAACAAACGACAACATATTAATAAACGAATTAAAACTTATAATTGATAGAGATAATTTAAGCTCTTATTAAACTAAATATTTATAACAAATGAAAACAGACATTTTAAAAAAGGTAATTAAAGAAGCTGTTAAAGAAGCTATCCAAGAAGAAATGAAAGATATTCTTCTTGAGGCAGTTCGTGCTCCTAAAACAGTTGTTAATGAATCAAAAGACACTTACGCTCAACCTCATATTGAGCAACCAAAACAACTTTCTTCTCAAGAACGCAGAGACATGTTCTCAGGAATGTTAGGTGAAATGCAAAATAATAAACCAGCAAATACAGCATATGCTGGTCAGTTTAACCCACAAGGTGCTGATCCTGCAACTGGAAAACTACCAGAAGGTCAAGTTTCTTTAGATCAAATAATGGGATTAATGAGTAAATAATGGCGTTTGGTGCAGTTCAAAAATATCCAGTTGAAATTACTAGTTCTTTAAGACCGCAAAATGCGGTTGGAGTAGCTATCCCCTTTAACGGAACTGCTATATTCAAACCCACATTTACTACTAAAGATCAACTAAAATCAAATTTAGTTAATTTTTTTCTAACCCCAAAAGGCTCTAGAGTTTTTAATCCAACATTTGGTTCTAACATTAAACAATATGTTTTTGAACAAATAAATGAAGGAAACTTTGATGCCTTAGAAAACTTAATCCAATCTGAACTCCAACAAAATTTTGCAAATGTTAGAGTTGAAAATTTAGAAATATACGGGTCAGAAGATAATAACCAAATACAAATTATATTAACTTACTCAATTAAAAGGTTTGGTATATCTGGTGATCAAATAACTATTGTACTATAATGGCTGATGTAATAAGAGATATTAATTACTTAAATAGGGACTTTACAAGTTTTAGAAACACCCTTATTGAATATTCTAAAACATATTTCCCTACAACATATAATGACTTTACCCCTGCTTCTCCAGGGATGTTGTTTATGGAACAAGCATCTTATGTAGGAGATATTTTGTCATTTTATTTGGATAACCAAATACAAGAAACATTTTTACAGTATTCTAGACAGGTAACTAATATCTTTGATTTGGCTTATATGTTAGGATATAAACCAAAAGCTACAAATGTAGCTATAGTTGATATAGATGTATACCAACAGGTTCCAGCAAGTGGATCAGGAGCAGATAATGTTCCTGATTATAACTATGCTTTATCTATATCTTCACCATCACAGGTAACTAATGGCTCAGTTAATTTCTTAATTGAAGAACCAATAAATTTTGCTCAAAGTAGTTCATTAGACCCTACAGAAGTTTCAGTATATGAAATTTCAGCAGGTGAGCCTATTTATTACCTTTTAAAGAAAACCAGACAAGCATATTCAGCTACTCTTAATATAACAACATTTACTTTTGGTAGTTATGAAGCTTATCCTACAGTAGAAATTGACGCTACAAACATTATTGGAATATTAAATATAACAGACTCAGCTGGAAATGTTTGGTATGAAGTAGATTATGTTGGACAAGAAACTATTTTAGATTCTATTAAAAATACAAATCAAAATAATCCTAATTTAGTTACTAATGATGCTCCTTATTTACTACAACTAAGAAAAGTACAACGAAGATTTGCTACTCGTTTATTAGATAGTACTACATTACAGATACAATTTGGAGCAGGTAATCCTTCTGATACAGATGAGGAAATAACTCCTAATGCTAATAATGTAGGAATTGGATTACCATTTGGTAAAGATAAATTAACAACAGCATACTCACCTACCAACTTTATGTATACTAACACTTATGGTATTGCCCCAGTCAATACTACTTTAACTGTTAGATACTTAACAGGAGGTGGAGTTAATTCTAATGTAGCAGCTAATACTATAAATACTTTAGATACAACCCCTGTTTTTAATAATAGAAATTTAAATGTAGACACTGCTAATAATATTTTAACAACTGTAACTGTAAATAATGATGCTGCTGCCTCTGGTGGAAGATCAGGAGATACAGTAGAGGAAGTTAGACAAAATACTTTAGCAAATTATCAAGCTCAATTACGTAACATTACTCAAGATGATTACTTAGTTAGAGCATTATCTATGCCTTCAAAATATGGAGGTATTGCTAAAGCTTATATTGAACCAACAAAATTATCTAATATCACTCCAGGTGATACTACTTCTATCTTAGATTTATATGTTTTAGGATACAATACAGATACACAATTAGTAACATTATCTAATACAGTTAAACAAAATATAATAAACTTCTTATCAGAATATAAAGCAATTAATGACTCAATTAGAGTTAAAGATGCTTTTATTATTAATATTGGAGTAAATTTTGAGATTATAACATTGCCTAATTTTAATAATAATATTGTTTTACTTAGGTGTGTAGATGCTTTACAAAATTATTTTAATATAAATGAGTGGCAAATAAATGAACCTATTCCTTTAAGAGAAATACAACTTATCTTAGATAGAATAGATGGAGTTCAAACAGTAAAAAATATAGAAATTGTTAATAAAGTAGGACAAAGTTTAGGATACAGTAATTATGCTTATGATATAGAAGGAGCAACAAATAATAATACTGTATATCCTTCAATTGATCCTATGATTTTTGAAGTTAAATACCCTGATACAGATATTCAAGGAAAAGTAGTACCTATCTAATAAAATAAAATGGCAGTATATAAAATATTCCCTGATAAAGACGCAACAATATATTCTATATTCCCAAATATGAATACAGGATTAGATCCAATGATTGAATCTACTCTTACTACTTTTGCCTACTCAGATGCTAACCCTCAGGCTAGTAGATTTTTAGTATCTTTTGATGGTGATACCATTGAAAACATTATAGAATCTACCACATACTTAGGTATTAGTGGTTCAGAACAATTATTAGATACAGGATCTTGGACAGTAAATTTAAGATGTTTTGTATCAACAGCTACAGGTTTAGAAATTAATCCTACAGGAACTTTATTAGAAGTTTATCCTGTTTCTGGATCTTGGTCTATGGGAACAGGTAGATATTTAGATGATCCAATTTCAACAGATGGTGTAAGTTGGTACTGGATTGATTACTCTGGAAGTAAAGCCTGGAGTACATCAGCTTATAATAATTATGCTACTGGATCATATACTGGATCATCAAATGATAGAAATATTAATGGATATGCTGGTGGTGGAACATGGTTTACAGGTTCAACAGTTTCATATTTTGATTCTGATACTTACCCTATACTTTCAACACAATCCTTTGCATACTCAAGTGATAAAGATTTAAATGTAGATGTATCTAATACAATTAGAGCATGGTACACAGGAGCTATACCTAATGATACTTTTGATGGATTTATTATTAAACAAGATCCTGAATTTGTAAACAATAAGAATTACCAACCAGAACTAAAATTTTACTCATTAGATACAAACACAATTTATCCTCCACAATTGGAGTTTAAATGGAATGATTTTACTTACAATACTTCATCTGCGATCAGTGAAATTTCAGCAACACCTGCTACAGTAACTCTAGAACAAAATCCAGGAACATTTGATTTAGATAGTGTAAATATTTTTAGAGTAAATGTTAGACCAACATATCCAACTAGGGTGTGGCAGACATCTTCA